AAAAGACATAGCAGGTAATTACATAAATGGATATATGCCATGTAGATTTAAAAAAGATGAACATGTACCTAACAAATCAAATATAATTATAAAAGAAGGTTGGTTAGATTTTAATGTATCAAACAAAAAGACATATCCATATATTTTTATAAATGAATATGAAATAGTAAATGATAATCAAACAGAAGAAGCAAAAAAAGATGTATATGAAGAAATGGGTAAAGAAATAGAGATTGATGAAACTGAATTGCCATTTTAGGAGGTAATATGAAATTATATAGTAGCAACGATAATTATAAATTATATGAAGGTTCTATGTTAGATATGTTAGAGGTAATAAAACCAAATACAATAGATAGTGTTATTTGTGACCCACCTTATGAATTAAACTTTATGAATAAAGGTTGGGATAATTCAGGTATAGCATTTCAACCTGATACATGGAAAAAATGCTATGAAGTATTAAAACCAGGAGGATATTTACTAGCATTTGGTGGTAGTAGAACATTTCATAGAATAGCATGTGCAATAGAAGATGCAGGATTTGAAATAAGAGATACTATTATGTGGTTATATGGTAGTGGATTTCCTAAATCAATGAATATAGGTTTAGCAATAGACAAGAAAAATGGTGTTGAAAGTGAAATTATTGGTAAATACAATCCACACAGGGATGGAAGTATAAAAAAACATATTGATAATTCAAAGTTTTCAAACTTGGCAGGAACTGAAAAAAAATATATTGAAGGTGGATTAAAAGATTTAAAAATACCTACATTAGAAATTAGTAAGCGATGGCAAGGTTGGGGGACTGCATTAAAACCTAGTTTTGAACCTATTATAGTAGCAAGAAAACCATTTAAAGGTAGTTTAGTTGACAATGTAATAGAATATGGTGTTGGTGGAATAAATATAGATGAGTGTAGAGTAGATTATAATGGAGAAATACCAAATATAGGTGGTAGAGCAAATCATACACGAGGTGAAGGTTATGGATTTAAAGCATTAGGTGAAGAATGTGTTGCAAATACAAGTGGCAGATTTCCTGCAAATACAATATTAACTTATGATGAAACTGATTTCGATGAAGTATGTGGTGGATTTCCTAATACTAAATCAACAGGTGGACATTTAAAAGCAAAAGATTTTAGTAAACATAAAGGAAGTATGATGAGTTATACAACATTAAAAGAAGAAAGTGGAGTAATTGATACAGGTTATATAGCACCATGTGATTACGGTAGTGCATCAAGATATTTCTATTGTGCCAAAGCAAGTAAGAAAGATAGAGATGAAGGATTAGATGAATTTAAAGAAGTAGATACTACTGAATTATTAAATAGAAAACCTAACACAGCAGGTATTTTGTGGGAACAGGGTGGAACAAATGCTTTTAGTGGTGCAGGTGGTATAAAGAAAAATACACATCCTACTGTCAAGCCTACTGAACTTATGCAATATTTAATTAGATTAGTTAGTCCAGATGGAGCAACAATACTAGATTGTTTTAATGGTAGTGGTAGTACAGGAAAGGCAGTAATGTACGAAAACAAAGAAAGAAATAAAAATTACAAATACATAGGAATAGAACTAACGGAAGAATATCTACCAATAGCAAAAGCAAGAATAGAATATGTTATGAATAGCAATATAGAAACAGAAACTATTAAAGAAACAATAAATGATACCACTATGGAACAAACAACAATATTTGATTTAATTTAATACTTGCAAATATGATACAAATATGGTACACTATACTTGAGGCGATGTATATGTACCTATCATCCAATAATCTTTTAAATATATATAGCCTTATATGGTAACAAGGGGACTTGTTGCCTTTTTATGTGAAAAAGAGGGATTGTATGTTAGAAAAATACCTATGTGATATTGATTTTGTAGATATAAAGTTTATAGATTGGGAATTAAAATATACAACAAGGGATGAGTTTATTTATAATGCAAAAACAATAAAAAAAGTTTATAAAGCAATGGATTATAGACAAAAGCAAATATACAAATGGTATTGTTATGCTAATATACATACTAATTTATATCAAAAGAATAAAATATGGGATTACTTAAATGGAAGCATAGGATACAAAGAATGTATATGTGCATTGGAATATGATGGAAGTAATTATAAAACAAAGTGGGAGTGATAATAATGAAATTTGAAATGAATAGTAGAACATTTATTATAAAAGAAGTAGACCAAAAATGGTTTTGGGAAGATGATGGTAAACTAAATGAAATGAATAACAGAGAACATTTTTTTGGAAGAACTAGTTTTAATGAACAAATGATTTGTTTAGACAAAAATATATCAGCAGAACAAAAAAGAAAAACATTATATCATGAATTATTACATTGTTATATAGGTATGTATATAGGATTTAGTGGAATTGGAGAACAAAATGAAGAGTTTGTATGTGATTTAACCGCTAATTCACATGATATAATACACAATATAGTAGAACAATATTTTAAAGAGGTGAAATAATGTCTGTAAGAAGAACTAAAAGTGGCGGATACAAATATGGTAAAAGTGGTAAAACATATTATGGTAAAGGTGCAAAAAGAAAAGCAATAAAACAAGGACAAGCAATTGCTATAAGTAAAAGAAAAAGGAAATAGTATCACACTTGATAAGAATTACATTTAATTGTAAAATATAAGAACAAAGAGAGGTGATATAGTGGCAAAAGCAAGTGATAATTTAATTCCACAAGCACATGTATTAACACTCGAAGAACAGTCGGCTGGTGGTAAAGCAAGTGGTGAAGCAAGAAGAAGAAAAGCCACTATGTTAGCCACATTAGATAAATGTTTAGATGGAATACCTGAAAATATATCAAAAGAAGAATTAAATATAGATAACTTAACACATCAAGAATTAGTTACTTTAGGATTAATTAAAGGTGCAGAGTTAGGTAATCCAAAAAATTATGAATTAATATTTAATATAATGCAAGATAAAGAAAACAAAGAAGAAGAAAATAATGTATATATAACAATACCTGCAAAAGATATTGCAAGTAGTTTTGTTGATGTTTATAGAGATATATTAAATAGAAGACATAGAGAATATTATTTTGAAGGTGGAAGAGGTAGTACAAAATCATCTATCATAAGTGAAATAATAATAGAATTATTAGAAAACAATTCTAATATGTGTTGTGTTGTATTAAGAAAAGTTAAGGACACTTTAAAGGATAGTGTCTTTTCACAGTTAGAATGGGCTATCAATACATTAGATGAAACATATCCAGGATTATCTAATAGATGGAAATTAACAAAGTCACCATTAGAAATGACTAATACAAACACAGGACAAAAGATATATTTTAGAGGTGCAGATGATTATGGAAAGATTAAATCATTAAAACCACCAAAAGATATGTATATTGGTATAACATGGTATGAAGAGTTTGACCAATTTAATGGAATGAATGAAGTTCGTAAAATAAATCAATCATTAATAAGAGGTGGAGATGACTTTATACAATTTTATTCATATAATACACCAGCAAGTACACAACATTTTGTAAACAAAGAAAAGATAATACCAAAGGACACTAGATTAGTTCATTTAAGTGATTATAGAAGTGTACCTATTGAATGGCTAGGACAAGCATTCATAGATGAAGCAGAATATTTAAAAGATATAAATGAGAAATTATATGAAAACGAATATTTAGGACTAATGACAGGTGATGGAGGAAATGTATTTGAAAATGTTGAATTAAGAACTATAACAGATGAAGAAATAAATAGTTTTGAATATATACAAATGGGAATTGACTTTGGTTGGTATCCTGACCCTCTTGCTTGGACTAAAATGTGTTATAATCCATCACAAAGAACATTATATATATTTGATGAGTTTGTAATTAATAAAATGAGCAATCAAGATGTATGGGAATATTTACAGGGTAGCAAAAATGTAACAAATGATGATATAATTATTGCGGACAGTGCTGAGCCTAAGTCCATCGGCGATTTTAAAAGTTATGGAGCAAACATTCACCCTGCTGAAAAAGGTGCAGGAAGTGTTGCATATTCAATGAAATGGTTAGCAAGTTTATGTAAGATAATAATTGACCCTGAAAGATGTCCTAACACAGCAAGAGAGTTTACTGAATATGAATATGAACAGGACAAAGATGGCAATTATATAAGTGGTTATATTGATGCTAACAACCATTGCATCGACAGCGTACGCTATGGAACGAATAAAATATGGAAAAAGAAAGGACAATAAATTATGTTAAAGAATGTATGGATGTGGATATTACAAAATGTTTTTAAAGTACAAACACAAACAACACAAAAAGAAATAGATGATAATAGTAAATATGCTAGAATATATGAAAACATTGATAATATTAATTTCAATGCAATATTTAGTAATAAATTAGCAAATTATACTGTAAGCGACAGTAACTTAAATATAATCGGCGATAATAAAAGAGTTGATTTACTTAATGATGTAAATAAAAGTGTATGGAAAAAAGCAAAGAAAATAACATCAATGGGATTTGGTTATGGTGCAGTAGCAATTGTACCTTATGTTAAAGGTGGTAAGTTATATTATAATTTAGTGCCACAAGATAGAATAACAATTGATGTTATGGATGGTGAATTAATAACAGGAGCAACTGTATTAGCAGAAAAGAAAATTA